TTTTTAGTAATGAAATCTTTATTAGGTGATGCAGATGTAAATAAACGATACTTAATATATTTATCATCTTTAAGAAGAAATTCTTTTTCTTCATTAAAATTTATAATCCAATTATCAATTCCATAATGTGCTTCATCAAACCAAATTGAAATATTTCTTAAATCTGAATTAACAATTGCTTTTACGACTTTTTTATAAGAATTTATACAACAACAAACTAAATTATTATCATTATTTGAAATATCCTTCAAATTAGTTTTATTATAAATTTTGCAAGAATTGGTTAATAATTTAAGGTATTTATTATTAAGATTTTGCTGACAAATATTAACTCTTGGTGTAAATATTATTATTGTTGAATTATTTTCTGAAAGTTCATTTAAAATTTCAAATGAAATACGCGTTTTACCTCCACCAGTTGCTAATGAAATATAAACTTTACTATCTTTAATAATATTTGATAATGCTTCATTTTTAATTTTTTTTTGATAATCTCTTAAATTATTTTCATATATATTATTATTTATATTTAGTTCTATTTTAAACATTTCAGTGTCATAACTATCACAATCAGAATTATAACTATCACAATCAGAATTATAACTATCACTATCAGAATTAATAATATTCCATTCTTCCTTTGGAAATATTGAAACTTTTATGCCAATTTTATTAAAATCATTTAATAAAATATCTTCTAATAATTTTAAACCTTCTTTGTTAATAAATTCCGTTCCACCATTATGAGATATTAAATATTTTTTAATTTTAAATAAATTTTCAAATGATTCTAATGGATATTTTTTTTTAATTAATTTTTCAATTTTATCATTTTTTCTTTGTTTTGAAATTATATCATCAATATTATTATAATGTAATTTATATTTATTTTTGATTTTTTCATATTTATATATTGAAACATATTCACTTCTATATGAATGCTGATCTGTTTTAAATCTTTTATTATAATTAATTGCTACACCATATTTTAATTTATTTTCATATTCCCAATCTTTATTATTTAGAATATAAAAAAATCCGTTATCCATATATATTTTTTTATATAATTATTATAATTGTCATTTTTTTATAAACTTATAAAAATTGATTTTTTATTTGAATGTTTTTAATTATAAAATGACTGCTTTTAATCCAAATGACAATGAATATAAAAGTAAAATTCAGCAAAATTTAAACATTTATTCCAAAAACAATAAATATTTTAATAAAATTGTAGACTTAAATATTGAACTTATATCTGATTATGTAGAAAGTAATAAAAATGAATTAGAAAAGCATCTTAGAAAAAAAATTGTTAATGATTTTGCAAAATATGTTTTTTCAGATTGTAATATTAAATATGAAAAAACACAAAGACCAACAGCATCTGATCATATACCAATAAATGTATATAATTGCGAGTTTACTTCTTGTCATATGCGATTTTTTATGAATAATGGAGGAGAAAGTTGTAATAATGATGGTCATAGATTATATTCTAAATTATTTAGAGATTTCATTAGTATTACTCAATTATGTGAAGATAAATATAAATATAAATTGTTAGGTTTGTATCATAATAGTTGTATAAATGAAATATTACATAAGGAAATTAAAAAAGATTTGTATGATTCTATCGCAAATTTAAAAATAGTAATCATGATTATTATTATATTTCAATCAATATTTATCATTTTTCATAATTGGTAAACTAAATCATTTTTGTTTTTCCTTTCGACATTAAAATAATTTAGATATTCATTAATAATAAAAAATGATAAAAGAATAATCATTATAAATAAATAATGAATGAATAAAAAAGGTTACATTTATATTAGAACAAATGATTGGTTTGAATTAAAAAATGTTTATAAAATGGGAATTACTAAATCTATTAAAGATAGAAATAATTCATATATTACTGGTGAAATAATCAGAGGCAAATTTATTAAAATTTTTGAATTAAATATTAAACATGAAAATCATTTAAAAATTATTGATGATTTATTAAAAAATAAATTTAAAAAATTTAATATTTATATTGATGGTGGTACAGAATTTTATAATAAAATTATTATTGATAAAATTGATGATTTTTTAATTAAACATAAAATTAATTTTAAATTAGTAGATGAAAATGATTTAAAAAGACTTAATAAAAAAACTAATAAAAATAAATTTGAAGATTTTAAAAATTTAATTTATAAATATATTAATCATATACAAATAAAACCTAAAGAACATCAAATTGATATTTTAAATAAAATTAAAGATTTTTATCAAGTAAATGATATTGGTAATTTAATTTGGACTTGTGGTCTTGGTAAATCTTTAATGTCTATATTTATAACTCAAAAACTTGGTTTTATGAAAATTATTATTGGCGTTCCTAGTTGTTTTCTTCAACAACAATTTGCAAATGAAATTCTTCAAGTTTTTAAAAATAAAAATAATATTTTAATTAGTTCTCCTAATATTAATTTTAAAAATATTAAAAAATTTCTTTCTAAAAATACAAATGAACCTTTATTTATAATTACTACTTATCATTCATCTTATTTATTTATTAATGATAATATTAAATTCGATTTTAAAATTGCCGACGAATGTCATCATTTAGTTGGAAAAGATAATGATAGTGATGGTGATTATAAACATCGTTTTATTCTTTTTCATAAAATTAAATCATATAAAACCCTTTATATGACTGCAACTAAAAAGTTAATAATAAATAAAAATGATAATGATTGTTATTCTATGGAAAATAAAGCAGTATTTGGAGAAATAATAGATGAAAAAACTTTTAAATGGGCAATCGATAATAAAATAATTACTGATTATAAAGTCATAATTATTGAAAATCACTTAAGAGAATTGGCAGAAATCAAACATAAACTATCATCATCTATTTCAAATAAAGAATTATTTATTTGTGTATATTTAACTCTCAAATCATTAACATTTAAAGATAATTCACCCACCCATTTATTAATTTATACAAATGAAATTAAAGATGCTGAATTAGCTAAAAATTATATTGAGGAAATTTTAAATTATGGAATAATTGATATTAATCCTAATGATCTATATTATAATTCTTTACATTCTCAATTAGACAATGAAGTTATTGCCAATGGTCTCAATGAATTTAAAAATAAAAAATATAAATATGGTATTATTTCATGTGTTCAATTATTTGGTGAGGGAATTAATTGTCCTATTATTGATGGAATAACAGTTGCGTGTAATATGAATAGTGAAATTCGAATAGTTCAATATTTATTAAGAGCTAATCGACTTTATTTAAAAAAACCTGATAAAATTGCTTATTATATTATTCCTTATTTATCTAATGAAAATTATTCAAATATTAGTCATATTGTAAGGCAATTGAGAAATTATGATGATACAATTGAACAAAAAATTATAGTTTCATCAATAGTTTCATCTAAATCAATAATCAAATTGGAAAATAAATCTAAATATGAAATTATTGAAAACCCTGAATTATTATTGAAAATTAAAATGAAATTAAGAAATAGTAAAGATTTGACATGTGATTTTACAGAAGAAGAAAATGAATATAATTATGTTAAATCTATCAATAAATCTTTAAAATTAAATTCAAGAATTGATTATGAGAATTCAAAAGATATTCATGAAAATTTTATTGAAAATCCTAATAGATATTTCATTAATAAAGGAGTTTGGATTAATTGGTGCGATTTCCTTGGATATGATACAAGTAATTTAATACCTACCAAACAAAAATGGATAAATTTCTGTAAAGAAAAAGAAGTAAAATCAATTGAAGATTATAAAAGATTGTTATCTATTCATAATGAATTACCAAAAGACCCCGAAGATTTCTATAATGATTTCAGCAACTTTTCAAATGAATTAGGATTAATTAATAAAATTAAAAGAAGATAAAAACAAAAAAAACTTTTATTTATATAAATTTATTTATGATTCTTAATCATTTCTATTAATTCTTCTTTATTTTTTTTAGAATATCCTTTAATTCCTAATGATTTGCATTGTTCTTTTAATTCTGCGATTGTCAATGATTTCTTTGATGAAGTTTCAGATTTTACAGTTATTGGTTCATCATCAATATCATGAGTTTCATTTGAAATTTCTTCTGTTTCTTCATAATTATCATTGTTAGAATTTAAGATTTCTTGATTTTTAATAGCAGATTTAGATAATTCCTGAAGATATTCATTATAAGTTTCATCTAATTCTTTAATTTCTTTTTGTAATACCTCAACCTCATCAAATAAATGTTGAAGATTATCAATTAAAGTTTTGTCTTTAGGTAATTTTATTTTAAAATCTTCTAATTTTGTTTTTGAAATACCTTTTATAATTGAACCATAAGAATTATTATAAATAATATGTGAATTTATATTTAATAAATAATATATATAATATAAATTTGCATTTTTTAATTTTAAAACAAATATATGATCACTTGGAAAACATTTATTTTTTGTTATAAAACAATTTCCTACTTTTCCGTTTCTTGCTATTAAAATATGTTCTCCGTCAAATAAATAATAATCTGTATATCCTGTAATTTCACTTGTTCCGTAATAAGGATATAAATTTCCCTTTTTATTATCTGGTGTTTTGTTTTTTCCTGTTTTAATATATTCACATATATCACCCAATCTCACTTCCTCGCATTCATAATTATCTTGAATATCTTTAATTTTTGATTTAATTTCATTTTCAAGTTCCTTAAATCTCTTTTCTTTTTCTTGTTTGAGATTAAAAGGAGTAGAAATCTTATCAATCCAATAATCAATTAATTCCTGAGTTTTAGGAATAGGAATTTCTAATTCTTCTAAATATTTCTTTGATAAATTTTTTAGTGTTGAACCTTTAAACCCATTCTCTAATAAATAAATACTACTTGATAATAAATAATATAAATAATACTTATCATTTGAATTAATTATATAATTATGATCGGAACAACTAAAATTTCTATCAATTTTAATATTGGCAACTCCACCATTTCCAATAATTAAATATTCATCATTATAATCTGCTTCATCACATTTTTTAACTTTATCACTTGATGTATAAAAATTATAAAGTCCTTCATCTTTACCATATGATGCTTGTTTTTTAGATTTTGGAAGAAATTCGCAAATATCACCAATACAAACTAATTTAAAATCATCACCACATTCAATAGAAACTTTATTATAATCTTTAGAATTTAATGAATAGGTTTCATTACTTTTAATTTCATTTACGGATACGGATTTAATAAAGATTTCTTCAACATTTTTAATATCTCCTTTATTAAATTTTAAATAAATTCTATTATCTTTTTCAATAAATTCATCATTATCATATAAATTAACTTTTAATTCACTAAAATTTATCATAGAAGTTTTCTCTTCCTTTTCATTTTTAAATATAAGTATTGATGTTTTAGTTGCTGTATTTTCAAATTGATTTGATGGAACACTTATAATTTCCTTAACATTGAAATTTTCAATTAAAACCTTTCTTAAATCAGTATAAGAACTATCAAAGAATAATCCTTCTTTAAGAACACCAACTGCAGTTCCATCCATTGCCAATAAATCCATAATTAACATTAAAGAACATGCTTCTTTATCTGTTCCTTTTAATTTATGTTTTGCTGCAAAATTTCCAATATTTTTACTACAACTATCAACATTAACACATAATTTTTTAGTATCTTCTATTTCTATTTTATTTTCTTTTTTAAGTTCATTTGATTGTTCATATAATTGTTGAATTCTTTTAACATCATGATTATCTTTAAAATAATCAATATCAATAATTAATTTAAGAATTTTATCAATCTTAGTATTTGGTTTTTTAATATCATCTAATATTTTTTTATAATCTTTAAAACCTTCAAGAATTTCAATAACTTTATTTTTAAATAATTTAATTTCATTATTAATATATTCAATGATTTTATCTCTCTTTTCTTTTTTACCAGATGTTCCTACTTTATCACCACCATACGGAGGATTAGTTAATATTAAATCAAATTTGCCATAATCTCCTTCAAACTCCTGCTTAAAAGAATTAGTTCTTCTAATATTACCATTTGTACCTGATTTTGGAATAATTCCACCAGATAAACAGAAGAATTCCAATTTTGCTGATTTTAAAACATCTTCATTTATATCAAAATGATATATATTATCAAGTTGTTGTTTCCAATCAATTGTAAAATTTTTATTAAGATAATCCATATATCCAATAGTAAAACCACCAGAACCTCCAAACATATCAATCATTTTTGGAATTGAACCATCACTTTTAATTTGAGGTTTAACTTTATCTAAACAGAAATTTACAATTCTTCTATTTGTAAAATAAGCACCAAGTTCAGAAATTGCTGATTGATCTCTTCCTACAAAATATTCATAAATTTTACCTGATAATTGTTCTTTTGATGATTTTTCAATATCCTTAATAGATTCAATTTTAATTAAAATTTCAGTATAAACATCTTCTCTTAAATCCAATGGAATATTATAACCAATTAATTGTTTAATATCATCATTTTCATCATTTTCATAAATTATATCTAAAAGTTCATCAAGAATATTTTCAAACCCTTTTTCTTTTGATTTTTTAAGTAAATATGAAAACTTACATTTTTTATCATTTAAACCAATAACTTCATTTAATCCATAGTCTTCAATTTTCATCAATCCATAAAAAAGATTAAATACTTTTAAAGAGGTTAAACCATAACCAATACCATTATTTCTCATAAAATTATGAATTTCATGAATTTTTTCTTTTAAATTACATGTATTAGTTATATTAGAAGTTGCATAATCTATTTCCATTGTTTTATTTAAATATATTTTGAATATTATTAAATCATTTTTTAAATATAATTAATAACAAATTAATTAACAAAAAGATAACACTAAACAAAGAAATGACAAAAAAATATTTTGCCATTATTCCACCCAAATTTCACATTTAAGCAAAGAACTCCACCGCCTCAATAAAAGACGCGCAAATCCTAGCATGAAAGATTGTAGACACATTACTATCAAATGAATATCTCAATGCGATATAAGTTCGTCCATATATGAATACAAGTTTACACTGATTAATCAAATGAACTTCCTCTTCATCATCAAAATAACAACACTGAATGTAATGTGCAAGTCCGCGTTTGTTATCAATTTCTAACAAATCAAATCTCAGAAAATCACAAGAATAACACAAATCTTTTAACGAACTATTCTCATCAATCCTCTTAAAGAGGATATTAAGAACATTTTCGATTTCAAACTCGAGCTTTTCCATTGCAACAGTTTCTTCGTCTGCACTGTTTTCCATTGTTACGGACAACTTACAAATAAAAAAAATAAATATCATTTTTCAAAAAAAAGATACAAAATAATACAAATGACAAAAATATTTGCCATTTTTAACTTCAAACTACTAACACACTTTAGTTGTCGTGAGAGTACTTGATTACTTCATCATAAGAATCGCAAATCATAGCACTGATAGTCGTTGAAACCTCGCCTTCGCAGGCAAACTTCAACACGATGAAATAACGGTCATATGTAAAGGTAACACTACCATAGTTACATGCGATAACATCAATATCATCGAGAAAACCTGCGATAAAGTCAGCGAAACTGTCAATCTCCTTCTCAAAAAGTTCAACATTTAAATAGTCACACTTATGGCATAAATACCTATCAAAACTGGTTTCCTTAATTCTCGAAAAGAGATTATTAAGAACAGTTCCAAATTCGCACTTGAGCATTTGCATTTCACTATTGTTCATTGGTAGTAAACCAATTTATAAATTAAAAGAATAATCAATTTTATTAAAACAAAAGATTAATATTAATACAAATTAATTTATAAATGATAACTCAAAAAATACAAAATCAATTAAGATTAGTATAATATTTAGTAGCATTATTAATATCAGTGAAAACCTTGATATTAAAACATACATCATATTCATTAATAACATCATAACTAAGAACAATGAAATAAGATGAAATATATTCAAATAAAACCTTACCAATTTCCGAATAATATTCTTTAACATTCTCAAATACGCTAATAAAATTAGCAAATCCTTGGTCACCATCATCTTCAATAAGTGAAATATTGACATTTTTAAGAGTTAAAGAAAGATGATTATTATTATTAATATGATTTGAATGAATCATATCAGAAATTTCATCAAAAACGATATCAAAGTCAGAATAAATATCTTCCATAATAGCAAAAAAATAAAAATATAAATATATCATTTTTAATAAAAAAATATAAAAAAATCAATACAATTTCTTTTTGATAATTAAAAATAATATATATACCCATAAAATATTAGAAAAATAACACCACATAGTGCCCCAAGTTTTATATTTCCAATAGAAATAAAGACTAATACAGAGAATAATAACAACAGTAATTATCATTAATAAATTTTTAGTTAAAAACACAGGTATTAAATAGAAAGATAAACCAATAATAATCCATATAATAGGTAAATCTAACCAATACCAAACAAGATGTTTATTTTTTCCTTTTTTCATAGTAAAATTTACATATGGTAATTGAATAATTATAAATAATAAGATAAATAGAAACATTAATGATAATAAAAATTTACTAGTTTTTGGGTCAGGATAATAATAATTTAATAATAAAACTTGAATAAATATAATAAATAAACCAATAATACTTAAAAATTTATTAATTCTAGGATTATTATAATAAGTCCATGTAAAAAATTCTAATAGTTGCATAGAAGAAAAAGATAATAATATTAAAATTGCAAAATTTGGTATTATTTTAGTATAATATGCAATTATTGCGACACCTACACCAAAAAGGAATGTATTTAAAGAAACGGAAGCATTATAACACATTTATTATTACTTTAACAAATTGATTAGATTAAAAATAATTTTATGGTAAATATAAATAATTAAACTTGACCAAAAATAATTTTATTAATAGTAGTATTAACACAAAAAAGACGATGTAAAATAATACCAATTAAAAATGCTAAAATAATAATAATGAAAGAATTTAAATTAAAAAATTTAGCAATTAAATAAGCAATAATAATAGTTCCAATAACATCAAATATTGCTAAATTAAGAAATCGATAAGAATGTAGACCTTCATTAGGACGTCCAAAAATTTCATTAAAATTCTTAAATGGACATAAAACAAATGACATATAAAATAAATTTATCTATTAATATATAGAAATAAATATAATAATAATGTTTTTTTGCAATATTATTCGTGAAAATGTTACAACATCAAATATAAATTTATGGGAAAAAAAACTAAAATATTTAACATTAAATAATATACAAAAAAAAATTTTAAAAAGATATGAAGTAAAAGATATAAATGAATATATAAATTTAATAAAAGAAAACATTAATAGTTCAAGTAAAATAAAACAAATAATATCTATATATGATAAAAATAAAGAAAATGATATAATAGAAGAAAAAAGAAACGAAAAAGAAAGATTAAAAAAATTATTATTAAAAAGTCTTAAATATAAAAATAATGATGTAAAACTAAGAATGTTATTAAAAAAGGATAAAAAACATGCAATAAAATTATATAGAAAATTTAAAATAATAATGGATGAAGATATAGAAGAAGTAGAAGATCATATAGATGATTTTATATTAAAAAATATGATATTCGGTGTATTTGATAATAAAGAATTAGCAGGAATAATAATAATAGATGAATCAAAAAGTTTTAAAATAGATATTTCACCATCAAAAAAAGTAGAAACCTTTTATATTCAAGAAATGATTGTAGATGAAAAATTTAAAGGCAAAGGATATGGTAATATATTAATAAAATATGCAATTTTAATATGTCCAATTGATATAGAATATATATCTTTTATGACAATGCCAACAAATGAAATTATGAAAAAAATAGGAAAAAAATTTAATTTTGTATTACAAGATATATCATCAGGAGATAAAAAACATAGTTTATTATTTATAAGAGATAATGATAAAATAGAAAGAGATTTATATAAAGAATTATCATATTATAAATCAAATCCTTCATCAATATCAATTAAAACATCTTCATAAAAAATATTTATTTAATTTATAAATAGACCAAGCTAAATAATTAGCAAATATTAACCAAAAGATATAAGGAATTAATAAATAAACGGAGATGAGATTTTTATTAGTGATAGCAAATTGAAAAATAGTAATAAATGCAAATATAAGAGTAAAAAGAGCAATAATAGCAGAACCTAAAATATTTTTATAATAGAAAAAAATAGGTGTATAAAGAAAATTAAAAATTAAATGGATAAATGGGATTATAAAATAAATAAAACTTTTTTTATATAAAGCATAATAATATGAAATACCAATTAATATATAAAGAATAGTCCAAGCAATAGGAAACACAAATTTAGGAGGATTAAAAGGTGGTTTATTTAATCTTTGATACCATTCATCAGGTTTTCCAATAGAACCTGCTATAAATCCAAAAATAAGTGGAATAAAAATAAGTATTAAATAAATATCTATGTTCATTTTTATTAAAATTAAACAATTTTAATTTCTTGTTTCTTTAAATTGAAACATTTATCTTTTGGTTTAAGACTATAATTAAATGAAGGAATAACATCATAATTACCATCATCATCATTTTCATCTTCTTCAATTTGAGTTTCATCAATTTCTTCAATTTCTTGTAAATCTTTAGCAATTTTCTTAATTTTATTTTTATCAAGTGATTTCATTAAATCAGACATATATTCTTCATCAAGAACTATATCAAAGTTACCTGAACCACAATTAGGAACTTTACCTAACATTACTTGAGGTGATATACCAGAAATATTATCATATTCTGAGAAAATACTACCATTAATAAGCATATCTACACTTTCTTCGAAAGAAGATTTACTTAATGCACTACTTGAATTTCTATTAATTCCATGTCTATCAATAGACATTAAAGAACCTTTATAAGTCATTGTATCAATTAATAATGATAAATGTCTATAATTCATAGAACCTTCACCAATAATATTAACTAATTCACGAGCGAGACCATTTCTTGCAGCTTCAATACCTAATACAGCATGAATTTCACGAATATCATTAGAAATTGTTCTAGTTGCATCAATATTAGGATTTGCTAATATTTCCATTAAATTAGTGCCATCGGAATCAATAACCCATTCAACAACTTTATCAAATTTTCCTTTTTCATCATTATAAATTTCGTTTTGTTTTTTATTTAATGAAACTTTATTAATTCCTTTATAACCTTTTAATAATACTTGATAAACTATATTATGTTCCATTGCTTTAATTGCAGCAATTTCATCTTTACTTTCAATATCTTTACATGCAAATTCAGTTAAACGAATTCTAAATATACATTCTTCAGCATTATCATCACTATAAACACAATCAATATATTTATTATAAGTTTTGTTTAATTTAGTATAAATATCAATCATACGCAATCCATAAGTAACCATTTTTTCTTTATTAAATTTCATTCGTAATACCCAAGGAGATTTACTTCTATGTTTATTTACTAAATCATATAAATTTTGAAATTTATTATAAATATCTAACATAGGTTGGTCTCTTTCAATTGTATTATCACTATCCCAATAAATTTCACTATATTCAAGAATATCTGATAATCTAGTAATTTCAATACTATTTTTAATATTTAATGCACTTTTTTTTGCATCATTAATTCTTTCATCATCATAATCACCATTTTCATTCATTTTAGGATTTACAATTGTTGCAACATCAGGTTTCATATAAATGATTAGTGTTGGTGTTTTAGTTTTTTTAGTAGCACTTAGAATTTCTTTTAAACGCGGAATACCACTAGTTGCTTTAACAGCTGCGGCAGTTCCTGATACATGAAAAGAATCTAATGTTAATTGTGTACCCATTTCACCAATAGTTTGAGCAGAAACAACACCAACCATTTCACTTGGTTGTGCTAATGCTTGATTAAAATATTCATAAATTTGTTTAACTAACAAATCAAACATAAGTTTTGTAAAATTATATTTAATAATTAATTTTTTAGGTGATAAGAAACTTCTTAATAAAATATGAAAGAATTTCATACCTTGTTCTTTATCTTTAATATATAAATCTGCAATAATTTTATCAATTTTATCTAATATATAATCAGGTGTTAAATCTGTTAAAGTTTTAATAATTCCAATTGATTCACGACGTTTAATAGCAGTATTTATTAAACGATTAAAAGGAATAGGATAAGTAATTTTACTATTTTTCATATTAAGTTTTTTAATTAAAAACATCTTATCTTCAATAATTTCATTAAAATGTTTAGCAAGTCTATTATAAGTATTTCCTGTTATTTCTTTCATTGCATCAGGTGTTAAATAAATACTTAATTTATCAACTTCTGTTAAATTATATTCTTCTTCTAATTTCATAAATGTTAATTCAATTGTAGGTATAAATTGATTTTCTATTTTAGAACCATCCATACCATCTTCACCATAAATATATTGAATTATTGTTCCACTTGAATTTCTAACAGTATTATCATAATATATTTTAGCATCTTCCATTGCCTTTACTAATCTTCTTTGAATATAACCTGAATCTGAAGTTTTAACAGCAGTATCAATTAAACCTTCACGTCCTCCCATAGCATGAAAGAAAACTTCTTGAGGTGAAAGACCACTAATAAAACTATTTTCAACAAAACCACGTGCTTCGGGTCCATCATCATATTTAGTAAAATGTGGTAAAGTTCTATCAGTAAAACCATAAGAAATTCTTTTACCATCTACATTTTGTTGTCCAACACAACCCATAATTTGGGCAATATTAGTTTGTTTACCTTTTGAACCAGAATTAACCATATTAAACATTCGATTAGTTTTTTCATCAATTTTATCTAAACTAATTCGAGCAACTTCATTTGTAGTTTGATTTAATATACCAATAATTTCTCTTTCAATAAATTCTTCATTTTTAAAGATACTAATATTTTCTAATTCACCTTTTCGCATTTCTTCCAATTTTTTATATGCATCTGCTTTCATTTCTTTAATTTTATTATTTAATTCTGTATCAGTATTTTTATCAGTAACTAAATCACTAATACCAATACTGAAACCAGCAGTTAATAACCATCTACAAACAAGACGTTGAGTATTATCTAAAAATTTCTTAATTTCAATTGGTCCATAATCATGATAAATAACTGGAATTAATCCATTTGTAATATTATGAAATACTGCTTTATCTAAATTACCAGCAGTCAAAACACTATTATTAATTATTACTTTTTGTCCCGCCTTATTCTTCTCTTCTATAAAAAGAGATGGTGGTAATATTTCTGAAAATACTTCACGACCAGTATAAGTATAATCTTTACTAGGTTTATGTAATTTACCTTTAAAATAACTATTACACATTTGCAAATTTGCCATTTGTTTATCACCAACAATAGTATAATCTTTTGTTAATCTAAATGAACCAACTAAAGTATCTTGAACAACTTCAATACTTGGTTTTCCATTTTTCTGAGTGAGAATTAAATATGGCACAGCTGCCAAATCTTTTAATTCACTCATTGTTTGAATATTTTGAGGACAATGAAGATTCATTTCATCACCATCAAAATCTGCATTATATGGTGGTGTATCTAATACATTTAATCTAAAAGTTTGATAAGGCATAATAATAACTTTATGACACATCATACTCATCTTATGTAATGATGGTTGACGATTAAATAACACATAATCACCATTATTAAGATGTCTATGAATAATATCACCGATTTTAAGATCATCGGCAACCTTATCAAGAGTTCCTTTTGATTCAGGAATATTAAGATTAATAGTATTCATATCTTTTACTTTTTTCACATATTTAGCACCTGGCCATTTATTAGGACCATTTAAAATTAAACTTTTCATTTGATCAATATTATATTCATTTACTACTTCTTGAAATGTAATATTTAAAGCTACTTTAATAGGCACTCCTAATTCATCTATACTAATATAAGGATCGGGTGTAATAACAGAACGTGCCGATTGATCAACACGTTTACCATTTAAATTACCTCTAATTCTACCATCTTTTTTTCGCATTCTATCACATATAGATTTAAGTTTACGACCATTTCTTTGCTGAGATGGCGCTAAACCCGGAATTTGATTATCAATAAAAGTAAATATATGATATTGAAGAACCATTGCAATTAATTTAATAGTTTCTTCATTAGCACCTTTATTTATCTTATCAATAATACTATTATTAGTCTTAACAATATCACCTAATTTATGTGTTAAATCATCTTCACGACGTTGTCCGTTTTCTTCAATAATACTTGGACGAACAGCAGGAGGTGGAACAGGAAGTACTGAACAAATCATCCATTCGGGACGATTCCATTGTGGATTAAACCCCATAACTTCCATATCTTCTTCCGTTATTCTCTTAAAAATTCTTAAAACATCTTCAGCAGTAAATTCAAGTTGTGTTGATGTTTCTTTTGATTTGTCTTTCCATTCTGCAATAATTTTCATTGAGGATTCTTTATTATAACGATCCGGTTGTTTAGCACCACAACCAATATGTTTATCATCTCCACAACTCTTAATTTTAGTAGTTGTATTACATAATTTAAAATATGCTTCCCAACGTTTTTGACGATTTTTAATAGCTAAAATTTTATTCATATCATTTTTTAAATCTTCATTTTGAGTATTTGGAGAAATAAGAATTCTCGAACATCTATAACAAACACATTTTAAAATTTTCTTAGTTATATCAAAAAACATTGCATGAAATACTGGTTTTGCTAAATCAATATGTCCAAAATGTCCCGGACAAAATACATTCTTTTGTTCACATGTACTACATATTTTATTATGTTCTAATACGCCCATTCTAGGATCAAATAGACCCCCTGGTACTGGTTCATTACCAGCATAAGTATCAGTTTTAGTAATATTAACAACTGAACGTTTTCTTATTTCTTCTGGACTTAAAATTGAAAATTGAATACCCTTAACTTCTTGAATTTCAACTTTTTGATCATTATATGATAATTCAGCATATATCGACATATCTATTATTTATATAAGTTAATTTTAAATAAAATAATCATTTTTTTTAAAGAAAAAAATAAAAAAAATTATCGTTTTAAAAATTTTGCATATTTTTCAAAATTACTATCAAAATCTGAAAATATTGAATAATTTTTAATGTCATCCAGATTACTATATGATAAAATCCAGAATATATTCATTTTATCAATATTTATAATAAGTACACCCAATATCTAGTATCAGATTTAACAATAAAATAATTTCCATGACTAAATTCAATAACATCACCATAAAAATAATTAGAAAAACTATTCATAACATTTCTAAAATCATGTAATTGATCAAAATCACCACTTGAAACCATATATCCAATAAAAGAATTATTTTGATGAATATCAATATTGATATTCATTAAAATAGTAATTAAATATTCTGGATATTCTATTGGCATTAAGTAACAATAAAAAATTTAATAATTTTTAAATCAATTTCTATTTTAATTTAGATATTTTATCGTAATATTTATTTTTAATATCATTATATTCATTAATAATACCTTCATTAAATAACCATCTTTTAGAAAAAATATTATATTTATGATTTTCATTAAATAATACATAAATTGTAAAATATATTAGACATACAATAAATATAGTTTTTGGTAAATTACGTACAGGTATATAAATAATTCCAAATAATATAATAGCTTGAATTATATTATTTTTTAATAATTTTTTCTGAAAATCAGTTAATTGTAAATCTAAATATTTTGCACCTACTTGCATTGATATAAATGATAATATAAGAATAGGGTCAAATGATAACATATCCATTTTTATTAACTAATTATATAAAATTTTAAATTATATTAAATAATTGTAGATGTATTTTCTACAAATAAATTTAATTCTTCAATAGATAACATACCATATTTTTCAGTAGTAGAATTTCCTATTGTACTATGAAATACAAATAAATATTCATTTGATGATATTTTTTGCGATGAATCTGTATAATTTAAATCTACTATTAATGTTCTTTGATTAATACTACAATAATTACTTTCATTTATAATTTGTCCTGTTGGTGGAAATGAATATGATATTGTTGATTTTGATATTGGATTGTATATATATAATGTCCATGATTTAGGCGCTCTATTTATAAATCCAGAAACTGCTTTTATTGAATATCTACTAATAATAAATGATTTAGGTGTTTTAATATAAATATAATCACCAGATGGTCTAATTGATTCATTAAAAGTTATATTACCACAATTTGGAACTTTTAATTTTAATGCATATTTACCATCAACGTCATAATTATATATAAATGTTTCATTATTTGGTAATAATTTATCTAAAGGATTTATACTTAAAAATGCACAAAAATTAATATCATCATTTGGAAATAATTCATTTATTGATTTATTAAATATTTTAATTGGTGAATATGGATTTTTTGTATAATTTTCATGAAATAATGGTTGAGGAAATAATAATATATATTCTCCATTTGGATCATCACTAAATTTAAATGTTTGTTTAAATTGTGTATTAACTTCTATAGTGCTATTTAATGTAATTTCTGATACATATATTAATTTAGCATTATTTCCCGGAATTGATATTAAATTTCTTGATTGTAATGTACTATTATTAGTACAATCTGTTGATTCTTGATCTTTATTTCCTGATGAAGTAATTGATGCAATATTATTACCATAATATAATGTCTTTATTTCATTTTCAGTTAAAGCAAAATCATATAATCTAAAATCATCTAATAATGTTCCTTCTGGTAAATGATTTGTAAATTTTAATAAAGATTCTTCTGCTGGTATATATAATGGTTGATTTGCAATTTTAAAATCAGATATTCTAAATTTTAAAATTATTATACCTGAACCACCTGAACCACCTGAACTTCCATCTCCCCATGGAACTGATGCACCTCCACCACCTCCACCCGTATTTGGTTCTCCATTAACACCATTACTAATAATTGTTGGAATTCCACCAGCACCTCCACCACCTAATCCACCTTGACCTCTCATATCTGATGTTGTTGGATATCCCCGATTATCACTATTATGTGATCCTCCACCACCTCCTCCAGCATACCATGTACTTACACCCGTTATATTTATTTGTTTTCCAATACCTCCATTACCTGCTTTTCTAAATTCTCCAGATATACCAATACCACCTGCACCACCACCTCCTCCATGTTTATATGTATTTGCACCAGATACAGTTCCACCATGATTACCTTGTTTATTTGTTCCTATTCCACCACCACCTCCACCTCCACCACCAGAACCACCATTAGAACCTCTTCCAATATCCCATGAACCACCGGGACCACCGCCGATTGCTGTATAATTTATATTATTAATAATTAAACTATTATTATTATATAAAATAGAACTATTTTGACCATTACCACCTCTACTTCTACCTTTACCACCTGCACCTCCATTTCCAACTGTAATAGTATAAATACCACTTAAAAGTGATACATTTTCAGCATAAATTAATCCACCTGCTCCACCACCACCACCATGTCTTGCACCACCTCCACCACCACCTGCAACAACTAAAATATCAACAGTACAATTAACAGGAATATTTATAGTTTGTGATATTGTTGATATAAAAGAAATAGTAAAAGTATTTGTATTTTGAATAGTTTTTATAATATAATCTTTATTACGAACTCCAGATAATATTAATTTATAAAAATTTTGATTATTTGCAATTGTATTTGCAAGTATATTATCATCTGCTAATGTAAATAAAGGTTTATCATATACATATCCTATTCGTAATGATTGTAAATTTAAATCAGCACTTATATTACTAATTTGATTACAATTTTGTTCTGATTGACATGATGTAATAATATATCTTTTAGTATTTACATTAATTAAATTCATATTTAAATTATTTAAAGTATTTAAATTATTTGAATATTTAATACCATCTATATATATATTCCATTTTGGATTAGAGTTAATATTATATGTTAAAGTAACATGCGACCAGTCAATATTCTTTTCATCTATAAAATTAGGCACTATTATTATTTCTTTCCAATTATTATTTTCATTTGTACCAATAATAACTTTTAAATTTTTTCCATCAACTCTTATTATCCATCCCATTGTTGGATTATCTAATGATTGTGATACTATTACTTTATTTCCTATTATATTTGATAATTTTATAAAAAATGCAACACTAAATTTATCATTTATAATATTTATAGGTATTGATTGATTTATTGCATTTAAATTATTTAATTGTAAAGAACCATTACCTTTAATATAATCCTTTGTATTTATAATTGGATGTTTAAATAATGGATCTTTTAAACGATTTATTGATATTGCATCATATTGTTTATTAGTACTATAATTACTTAAAAAAATAATATTATCTATTATTTTTATGTCATTTAAATTAAATTTTAAATAAACTATTGTATTTTTTAATGATTGTGATATTATTAAATTTTCATTAGCAGTTATATTATTTTTATTAACTACAAATAATTCTATTTTTGTTGAAATAAATGATATTCCTATTAAAATAATAATTGTTATTATTATAAAAGATAATATTATTGATAAAAAATAATTAATATATTTCATTTCTTATTATTATTATTTATAAATTTTTAGTATTTTAAACTTTTTCTATTGTATCATCTGCAAATAAATTTATTTCTTCCATTGCTAATATTCCTATATTTTCTGTTCTTACTTTTGCAACAGTTGTATGAAATACAAATAAAAATTCATTTGCTTTTAATTTTTGTGTAGCATCTACATATTCTAAATCAACTGTTAATGTTCTTTGATTTTTTCTACAATAATTATTTGCATCTATTTTAACACCACTTGGAGGATATGAATATGATCTTATATTTCCTGGTCCATGATATATATATAATGTCCATGATGCAGGTGCTCTATTTATATAAGTTGATATTGCTTTTATTGAATATCTACTCAATACATATGATTTTGGTGTTTTGATATAAACATAATCTCCTTGTGGTCGAATTGAATCTGCAAAAGTTATATTTCCACAATTTGGAACTTTTAGATTTAAACTATAAACACCATCTAAATCATAATTATATATAAATACCTCATTATTATCATTATATGAATTTAATGCATTCATACTTAAAAATGCACAAAAATTAATATCATCATTTAAAAATGCTGTATTAATTGATTTATTAAATAATTTAATTGGTGAAAATGGATTTCTTTTTGGATCTGATGTAAATAATGGTTGTGAGAATAATAAAACAAATTCTGCTGTTTTATCATTTGTAAGTGTAAATACTTGTCTATATTGTGGATTTGATGGATAATCTTGAACATTTATTGTAATATCTGAAATTGAAAATAATGTAGCATTATCAGAAAAGAATGATATTAAATTTTTTGTTGGTAATAAAGAATTATCAGGACAATCATAATTATCTTCTTCTCCATTTGCTCTATCATATAATAATGATGTTGTAATTGCTGCAATATTAACACCATAATAAAGATTTTTAATTTGTGCTTCTTGAAGAGCAAAATCATATACCCTAAAATCATCTATTAATGTTCCCGCAGGTACAAAATTAGTAGGTTTAATATTTGCAATTTGTGGATTTTGTTGATATGTTGCTACATCATTTCCATTAAAAATACTTGTTAAACATCTTAATATTATTATTCCAGAACCTCCTGCACCTGCATTTCCTTGCCAATGCCAATTTCCTCCTCCACCTCCTCCACCTGTATTTGGTGCTCCCGATGATGCATTTAAACCACCATTACCATGTGCACCTCTACCACCACCACCGCTACCACCCCATGCATATGAACCCCAACCCCATGCACCACCTCCAGCTGCTCCTCCACCACCACCATATACACCTCCATTAATATCCCAAGTTATACCATTACCACCTCTATGTCCATGAAAGTTCCAATGATAAGCCCATGTATTATCTGGATATCCCACTTCACCTGCACCACCACCTCCACCACCGCCTGCAGCCCACCAACCAAAACCACCTCTATTTCCATAATATGTCATTGCTGTTTTTCCTGCTTGTGATCTTGATGCACCTCTAGTTGGATTACCCCACCACCAATTACCAGCATAACCTGAACCTCCACCACCTGAACCACCATCTGTACCATGTATATGCGCAGATGTACCTCCACCATATGCAATTTCATTAATTGCACCACCAACAATTGATGAATGTTGTCCTTGATAACCCCACCAACAACCATGTGGCGAAGGATTACCTCCTTGACCTACAGTCATTACATAATCAACATTACCTTCAAATGTTATAGTGCCTATTCCAACACCACCACCACCTCCACCACCACCACCTTCCCAACCACAATTTTTACCACCACCACCACCACCAGCAACAATTAAAACATCTGCAGTTACTTGAGCAGGAAATCTTATTGTATTTGCACCATTTAAAAAATTTATAAAAAAATGTTTATTTTGATTTGTTAATGATGTTGTATAATTTACATCTCTTTGAGTGTTTATTGTAATTTTTAATTTATTAATATCAACTGGAAGATTATCAGGATGAACATATTCATATATTTTTTCTTGAACTGAACCACCAATTAATAAAGGTTGTGATTTTACATCTAATTCAACATCACACATACAACTTAAATCTCTAAATGGAGTATTAAGATCTATTAATCTCATATTTGTAGTATTATCAGATGTTGGAATTACTTTTCTAACTCCATCTATATAAATATTCCATTTCGGATTAGAATTAATATTATATGTTAAAATAACATGAGACCATGAAGGAGGTTGAGTTGGATTAGCAAATTCATTAATTGATATAATTTCTTGCCAATTATCATTTTCTTTTTTTCCTAATAAAACTTTTAAAACTGTTCCATGTAATTCAACTTTCCATCCTAATGTAGGATTTTTAAATGATTGTGAAACTATAGATTTAACACCATTTTGACCATTAATTTTAATGAAAAATACTATACTAAATTCACCAGAACTAAATGTATTTCTATGAACATATTGTATTAATAAACTACTACCTGTAAATTCAACACTTCCACTACCTTTAACATAATCTGTTTTATTTATTGAACAAGGAGTTCCTGTTATATTATAATTAACTGCACTTGTTAGACGTCTTGAACCATAATTAGTAAATACATAATAATTATTTAATGTTTGCATATCTCCATCATTAAATTTTAAATATACACTACTATCTTTTAATTTTTCACTTAGATTAATTGTATCACTTTTATTAATAGCGGAAGTATCTATTGCAAATGTTTCGATTTTGGTTTTAGTAGAAGCTATAAATATCAAAATTATTATACTAATAAGTATAAATGCAATAATCAATGTTATCAATAAATTAATGATATTCATTATACTTTAACTCTATTCTTTTAATTAGAATAAATAAAAATAATTTAGAGCAAATAATTAATTTACTTAACTTCCATTAAAAATGATATATTTAAAGAATATCTTGATGACGTTGTTAATGATGAAATAGGACTTGTTTTAATTCTTATAACATCATTTATATCTAAAATACCTCTAAATGATAATATCTCATCATTTAAAACTCCTTTTGATCTTATTGTAATTGTATTTGTATCAATTAAACAATTAACAGTAGTTGCTTTATTTTTATCCATCCAAAAATAACTACTTCCATTTGAATTACCCATTATAGCATTTATAATATAAAAACCAGTTTTATTTATTGTAAAATAATCTCCATTAGTTGCATCAGATATATATGTAATTATATTACTATCCATATTTAAATTTCTAACTAAATTTGTAAATCTTACTGTAAATGAATTAGTATCACTTGGTATTGCTGATGTTGTTCTACTATAATAATAAGTTGGTGTTGTTAAGTGTCCATTTACTTCAAATAATGATTGTGGATTAATAACACCTAAACCAATATTTCCATTACTTGTTATTTTAAAATCTTCCATTTTATTTAAAATATTTCTAATAGAAATTCCTTTATCAGTATAATCTGAAACTAATTTATTTAAATAAAAAACTTCATCATCTGTTAAAAATTGATCCCATACCATTAATAAACTAAATGCCCAATCACTTGCTTCAGAAGTATTTATAGTTAAATTATAACCACCAGTTCCACCTACATTTCCACCAACAGGAATACCATCACAAATAATATTTGTAGGAATTGAATTATTATTTCTACCTATACAACATAACCAATCATTTTGATTTCCTAAAGTTCTATCAGCATGAATAGTTTTCCAACCATCATAATGACAAACTCCTTTATAAGTATTCCAATGACCATGAAGGAAATTACCAGGTGTTGAATTAATTATTCTTCTTTTAGTTGCACCATTATATCTAGTTAAACTACAAACAGTAAAATTTGGTGGTAATGAACCAGAACCAAAATTTATAGTTGCACTAGTTCCTCCAGTAATATAATAAATATTACTATTTGCACCACTTCCATTTCCCCAAACACTACTTATAGTTCCAGTACAAGTTGCATTTCTTCCGTTATTTCTGATATAATTAAAAAGTGTGTTTGTTGAAGAATTATAATCTTCTGCAAAATAAACACCCCATGGTAGTTTTTTTTGAAAAATTGAATATAATAAATTATTTTCTGAAACTCTAAAATTTATATCACCATTATAATAATTCCAAATTAAACCATCATTATTTGAATTTTTTCCAAAAACAAACCCATTTGAAGAAGTAAAACCTGTAGTTTGATCGGTGAATCTAATTGTTAATTCTTGATTACTAATTGCATTTGATAAATTAAGAATAGCATTAACATTACTTATATTTGTAATTGTTATATTTGAATTATTTGTTGCTAATAAATTACTTATATTTGAATTTATTTGTTGAATACCATTTATATTATTTATTGTAGAAATTTTACCAGTAAATAAATAAGTATTACTAGTATTACTAGTATTATAAATATTACTTGTAAGAAAATTAAAATTTTTTAATGTTAACCTATTATTAAAATTTTTATCCAATTCAAAAATATTTGAATTATAATTTAAATTTAATTCATTATTTGTATTAATAAAAATAGGTTGTTGTGTTTTAATATTTATAATTTTATTCCAATAAATAGTATTATCAAATAAATTATTAGATGTATATAAATTAACTATATCAAAATTTTTATTATTTATAATTAAATTTGAACAATTAATTGTACCATTTACATCTAATTTATATTTTGGATTATTAGTATTAATTCCTATATTTTGAGTAGTATTATTAAATATATTAGGTGTATTTAATAAACTATTATATTCATAATTACTAAAAGTTATTGGTAAATCTAATAAATTAGAATTTTTAAATAAATTACTATAAAAATTTTCAAAATTCATTATTATTTATATTATTCATAATAATAATAAAAAAAATAATTCGTGATTATTAATCATTAATTAAATCCCATTATGAAATCTATTGTAATTCTTGATTGTACTCCTGCTGAAAAACTAAATTTTGGATTTGCTTTTACTCTTATTATATCGTTTTTTTCCAATAATCCCATATATAATAAAACATGTTCATAATAAGGTGTTCCTTTTGTACTTATTGCTAATAAATCTGTTCCATTTACATCTGTATTTGACGCTGTTGCTAATTGATTTTTATCAATCCAAAAAGCAATATTTGATATTGATGTTGATAAATTGACATGTATTGAATATATTCCTGTTCTATTAATTATAAAACTATCACCATTTACTAAATCAGGTGTATATGTAATTATTGAATTGTCTAAAAATAAATTATAATTATTTAAATTTAAAGTTGTAAATGCTAATCCATAACTGCTTGCATTTGTTGATGCTTGAATAACTGTTCTAGTTATACTCATATCAGTTCTTGTAATGAAATTATTTATTTCAAATTTAGATGTGGGATTTGTTGTTCCTATACCAACATTACTTGAATTTTTTATTCTTAGTCTTTCTACATTTGAAGTACCAAATATAATATCTTTATTTTGATTATTATTTATTATCATATTATGATTTGTTGATTTTGATAATGATATAACACCATCAATATTTATCCCAATTGTTTGATTATTATTACTACTTGCTAAATGAATTAATGATTGAGGATTATTTGTACCAATACCAATATAATTATTATAATTATAATAATCATAAAATTCTATTTGACTAAAATTTAATATTTCATCTCCTTGTGGTACTGCTTTACGATTAACTGTTATTCCATAAAATTGATAATAAGAAGTTGAATTTGATAAATAACCCTTATATTTATTATTAGCATATTGTTCTTGAGTTATAGAAACTCTATCTAATTCTATGAATGTATTACCATCAATAGAACCATATAATCTAAATTCACCAGGTGCTCTATATAATAATCCAGGTCTTCCATAAATAATATATTCTCTCAAAATAATTGGATAAGGAAGTTTAAGAATAACCCAATCACCTTTATAATCAGCATTTATATAATTATTTAAATGATATTGATAATAATTATCTGAACTTCTATATTGACTGTTTGCAAAATGGGGAATATAACTAGTAGTATTACCGTCAAATAAATTTCTTTGAGGATAGGTATCTCCACTCCAAGTAGATGACATATAAACAATATAAGTACCTATATCATATGTATTTCCTCTATAATTAGTAATTGTAAATGTTTGTGTTAAACAACTTCTACCACCTAAAATAGATGTTGTTGATGTTGGTGCTCCACTATTAATTGTATAGGGAACAGACGGAAATTTTCTAATTAAATTAGAATTATTATTAAAACCACTTAAATATTCATTTTGATTATTTATTTCATTTATATTTGTATCTGAATAATAATAATCATATAACTCTATTTCACTTAATTGTAATATAGTATCGCCTGTAATTGGTGACATTAAAACTCTCCCAAAAGTAAAACCATAATAATTATAATATTTAGTATTATTAATTGTTTTTTCATATTTATGATTAACATAATGATCTTGAGTTATTTTAACATCATCTAATTCATCAAAATTATTACCATCAATTGAACCGTATAATTTCCATTCACTTGCAGCTCTATAAAGAACATTAATTCTTGCAAAAATAATATATTTCTTTAAAATAATTGAATAAGGAAGTTTAATAATAACCCAATCTCCTTTATAATCCTCCTTTATATAATTATTCCATTTTGATATATAAAATCCAGTTGTTCCATCATATTGAGTATAACCAAAAATACCATCATTGCCATCATTAAAATCTGCATCAAATACAGTTTTAAGTGTATATAAATTATTATCAACTATTGATGAGGAACAATAAACCTCATAACTACCTTTATCATATGAATTTGTATTAATTTCAAAAGTTTGATAATAACATTCACGACCATTTAATATTTGTGAATTTTGAATTTCTAATGTTGATGATTTATGATAACCAGTTGAAGGAAATTTACGTAATACATAATTGAAACCTGATGAATAATTAAGATAAGGAGATAATAAATTTGCTGTATTTGTAGTTATATCAAGAATATTATTATTATTTTCTAAAGTTATATTTTGAAAAATATTTGAAATATTTAAATTATAATTATTGCTATCAAAATAAAAAATATTTGAATTATAATTTAAATTTATAATATTTGTTTTATCTGATATTAATGGTGTATTAGTATTAATATTTTTTATTTGTTTCCAATTAAAATTAATATTACTCCATGTATAATTAGGAATTTTAATTATAACTAAGCCTGAACCTCCTACATAACCTGCACCATGACCACCACAACCATATGAAGGTTTTATATTTGAAAAATAATTATAATAATTTGCACCAATTCCTTTTTTCCCCAAAACTAAATTTGAACCTGTTATATTTTCTATAAAATCACTTGAATTATTAATAGGAGTTATTATTTCAAGTCTTCCCTTATATAATAATTGAATTTGTGATAAAGTCAATTCTGTTTCATAAATTCTAAAATCATCCATATTACCATTTATTAATGTTCCTTTACTTGCACCACCAGCATACCAATAACCAATATGACTATTAGTTACTGATGTAGCATTAGGTAAACTATAATCACCATTAGTAGAACTATCTAATACACCATTTATATAAATTTGACATCTAATAGAAGATGCAACAATCGTAAAAAAATACCATTTATTATTCAATAATGTCGATGTTGATACTGCTTCAGTTACATTATTTTTAGCATGATAATATAATTTACCAGATGTTCCTGTTACAATTCCACCACCAGTGCTTGAATAACAACCAATAGAAATAACACAATAAGTATTATTTCCATCATGTTGTTTTGATGTTAATATATATGTTCCTAAAGCATTCATATAAAACCATAATGAAATTGAATAAGAAGTCATATTATTAAATAAGGAAGTTGAAGTAACAAAATAACCAGCACTGTTAAAATTAACAGATGCAATACTTTTAGTACTTTTAGAATAATCAATTAATGCATTAGTATTTGTTATATTATAATTATTCATTGTATCATAACCTAAATTAGTTGAATTATCAAATTTATACCACGCTCTTGGTTTAAGTTCATTTATAATTGGATATGATTTATCAATATATTTTCCAGTATAAAGTTCATAAATTTGTTCTGGTGTTAAAACTCTATTATAAATTCTAAAATCATTTAAATTACCTGTGAGAGCAGTTAATCCATCACTTCTACAACCTATAAAATCTGTATTATTAGTATTATTTAATTCAGGTAAAACTCTACCAACAAAATTACTTATATTTATTATACCATCTATATAAACATTCCATATACCAGAATTTGAAATAGTCCAAACAATAAATCTCCAATTACCATCAAAACAATTTATTCCTGATGTTGATATATCTAATGTAGATAAAGTTGTAAACTCACTATAAAATCTTAAATCATTATTTAATAAATTTCTAATTATTAAAAAATTAGCATTTGTAGCACCATAAGAACTTATTTCTATTATAGCACCATTATTTTCTGTTGAATTTATTAATCTTGCCCAAAAAGAAAAAGTAATTCCATTTAATGTACTTATTAAATTATAATTTAATCTTGGCATTTTAAAATAATTATTTGTTGAAGAATTAAATGATGCAGAACCATTTCCTTTTATAAAATTAATATTATCAAATATAACATTATTCATATTTATCAAATTATAATTATTTCCTGAGTAATCTAATGACATTTGATTAGAATTAGTGTCAAATTTATACCATGCTATTGGATTTATTGTTGTTCCATCTGGATTTTTAAGAATTGAATAACCATAATTATATTGAGAAAAGAAAACACGAGGATTAATTATTCCATTTTTATAATCATTTATCAAATTATTTAATGTTATTATTTCATTATCCGTTAATATTCTATCCCATATCATTACAGTTGATAATGCCCAATCAGACATTTGAGGATTTCCTGCTCCAGATGCCCAACCAGTATTTAAAGTTAAAATATTATTACCAGTACCACCTGTTGCTGTACCGCTTGGAATACCATCTAATAAAATATTCCCTGGAACACTACCACTATTTTTACCAATACAAGATAACCAATCAAATCTACTGCCAGCAATAGATGATACAGTTGTTTTATAACTGTCTCCATAAAAACATACACCTTTTAAACCATTTGTATCTGTTGAATTATTTGCTGAAATATTGATATGTCCATGAGCAAAATTAATAGTTGATGCTTGTAAAATTCTTTGTTGATTTCCATTGGGATTTGTATATCTTGTTAAAGATAATAAAGTAAAATTTGTTGGAATACTACCAGAAGTCCATGTAATAGTAGCACTTGTTCCACCACTAATATAAGTAATTGGAGCACTTGCACCATTACCACTAGCAGTTGTTTTTGTTATAGTTCCAGTGGTGGTTGCATGTCTATTATTACCACTGATATCAAATAAAGTTGTTCCTCGCCAATCTTCAGCACTAAAGACACCCCAAGGTGGATTATTTTTAAATAATGAATTATAAGTAGCGTATTTATTACCTTCTATTGATGTTATATTAATTTCTCCATCATTAAATGAAATATTTGAATTAAAATCAGTTACTGTTCTTCTTGAATTATTATTATAAATAATGATATCATTTAATGTTGTTGCTTTATTAGTAGTGTCATTAATAAATTTATTTGTAAAATATAATGGTAATGAATATTTAAGAAAATTATAATTTGTTTGAAGAAATATTGAACGAGGATTACAAACTCCGTTTTTATAATCATTTATTAAATTATTTAATCTTATCATTTCACTATCTGATAAATGTTTATTCCATATCATAACTGTTGATAATGCCCAATCACTTGTTTGTGCTGATGCATTACCTGTATTTAAAGTTAAAGTGCTATTACCAGTACCACCTGTTGCTGTACCATATCCCACACCATCTAATAAAACATTATTTGGAATTGTTCCCCCATTTTTACCAATACAACATAACCAATCATCTATTGTTCCCACTTGTAAAGTAGTACTAGTTAAATAAGATGCATAAACAACAACACCTCTTAAACCAGAACCAAGTGATTGATTAAAAAAACCATGAGTAAAATTAATACTTGATGCCTGTAAAATTCTTTGTCGATTTGTACCATTATAACGCGCTAATGCAAGTAATGTAAAATTAATTGGAATACTTCCAGACGGCCACGTTATAGTTGCACTTGTACCACCACTAATATAAGTAATTGGAGCATTAGCACCATTACCACTTGCAGTTGTTTTTGTTATAGTTCCTGAAGTAGTTGCATGACGATTATTACCACTGATATCTAATAAAGTAGTTCCACTCCAATCATCGGCAAAATAAACACCCCATGGAGGATTATTTTCAAATAATGAATAATAATTTGCAAATTGATTTGATGTATTTATAGATGAATATGCAATTGATCCATCTTGACCATTCATATAAATTCTTGAAGTTCCATCAATAAATAAACTAGATTTATTTGAATTAGTTATATAGGAATATCCAGCAATACCACCATTATTTAAAGTATTATCTTCTAATGTTTTTGATTTATAAATTATTGCATTTCCATTAAATAATTCAAATACTTCATCTATTAAAAGAGGTCTATTATAAATTCTAAAATCTGTGATATTTCCAACAAAATAATTACCAGATATATTTCTTCCTATGAAATTTTTATTATAATCATATCTACTTATTTCTTGCATTATTGGATTTCCTTGAAATGATGTTGATGTAAATGGTCTGTCATTCCAAACTAAACTAGAATTTATATAAATTTTCCAATAACCCTTTTTAGGTATATTCCAACATAAATGTGTCCATTCATCCATAACAATTGTTATTGTTGCTGTAAATACAAATGCAGTTGCTTGATTTTCAAAACCACCTCCTATTTCACATATCAATTGCGAATTTAGTGCATTTCTTCTTATTGCTATATATCTAGATGGAACACCTGATAAATCAGTTGTTGTATTTGTACTAAAATTAATTATTTGACCATTATTTTGTGTAATTGAATTCATAATAAACCAAAATGATATAGATAAACCATCATTAATCATATAATTATTAAAATTTATGTTATTTGGTATTAATGCATAATTATTTAAATTTGATGAAAAATAAAGTGATCCTTGACCTTTAACTGAAAAATAATTTTCTTTTATTGATGGATATGATTTATCATTATGTCCATTTAAATATAAATTTCTTACATCTTCTGCAGTAAAAATTCTATTTCTATAAAATCTAAAATCATCTAAATAATAATTTTTAGCATTACCAGATGTAGATGTACCATATCTACCAATTCCAAAATAAGTGTCTGCTAATGTTGATACTTGACCTGTTGCAATTCTCATTTGTCTTTGTAATCCATTTACATATACAATTTGTTGTCTAGTAATTGTATTAAATGTATAACACCAAAAAGTCCATTTATTTAAAAATTCATTATTATCTCTTCCATATATATAAATACCATCACTTCCATTATCAAATTGCATTTGAGGAGGTAATGTTTGACATCTATAAAAAATATGAAAACTACCACCACTACCATAACTAAAAATATTATTAAGACCTTGAGAATTATCTGTGGGATAATGCCAAAAACAAACACTAAAATTTAGATTTTGAAAAAGACTAATATTTGCTTGTCCTGACGGTAATTGTAAATAATCACCTAAACTACTATCAAAATAAGCAGAACTAGTTCCTTTAATTAAATAAGTAGTATTTGCAGTAACTAAACCATTATTTGTTAAATTATAACCTGATAAAGAACCACTATTAAGACCTAAATTAGTGTTATCATCAAATTTATACCATAAATCAGGTTGAATAATTGTATTAATATCTCTATATAAAACATTACTATTCCAAAGATTATTACTTGTAATAGATTCAATTAGAAAATTATTACTATTTTCAAATTTATACCATAAAACAGGATTTAAATTTTGAATAATTGGATAATTTCTAATTGTTGGATAATTGAAACCTATTGTACCTCTAAAAAACTTCACATAATAATTATTGGGAGTTAAAATTATATTATTACTATAATTAAAAGTAACTAATGAATTTGATGATATTTGATATAAATTACTAGAATCCATTAGCAAATCACAATTTGAATAAATATTTGTTGAATTATTATATAATTGAGTAACTTGAGACTGATTTAATTCAATATTATAAAATCTAAAATCACCTATCAAACTTCCTGATGGTAAATACCAAAAATCTATTCCTGACTGTCCAATTGGCCATTCATTTGTTCCCCCTGCAATTCTTAAATTAGTAGTTGTATTTTGATAATAAACATAATTTTTTGTTTTTATAAATAATCCATTTATATAACAATTCATTGTTGCTTGATTAGTTCCAGATGTTTTAAAAGTAACTACTAAATGTTTCCATATTGCTGTTGCAGTTGATGTATGTATTGTTTCTACGAAATTATAATAACTTACATCAGTATCCCAACCACCACTTGAACCTGTCCATATTTCCAAATTAGTACCATTCACATATAAAACCCATCCAGTTGTTGGACCAGTTGATCTGCAACTAGCAATTGCTTTATATGTATTATTATAAACTAATTTTACCCAAATAGCAATTGAAAAAATACTCGGTGTAAATATTGAAGGTTGATTTATTTGAAATAAATTTGCACCATTAAATTCTGCACATGATTGTTCTGTTGAATTAGAAATAACTGTTCCTACATTTGTTAATGTATATGAATTACCACTA